TCGAATCCAGTCCTAATGCCATCTTTGTGTTTACGTATGTAACCCATGATTTGACTCCAGTAAATTGATTATTACAATCCACTGAGTTTTCGCTGCTCACCAGAATTTATTCTTGAATAAATTCCTTCTTCTTTGATGCCCCAGCAGACCCGATTTCGATCTTCCTAGGACGCCTCTCTTCAGGAACTTCCACTCTGGCATTCACCACAAGTATCCCATTCATAAGATTAGCCCCGTCTATTACGACAAATTCTGAGAGCCGGAAGGACTTCTCAAATTTGCGGGATGAAATCCCTTTGTGTGCGTATTCACGATCATCATCATCAACGTGTTGACCCTTAATTAAAAGAATACCATCCTTAACTTCAATTGATATATCATCATCTGAAAATCCAGCGACAGCAAGCTCAATGTTGAAATTATCAGCATCGATCTTTACTACATTATGGGGTGGGTAATTGTCCTGAGATCTTCCAGCTTGGTGGATTCTTTCAAGTTCATTTAATATTGGATCAAATCCAATGAATAGCGAACGCGGTACGTTCATAGTATTTCTTACCATTTTGTTTCTCCTTTATAAAGCAAGATTAATATACGGACCCGAACAATTCGGCATCCGTAATTATTTATACAAGTTTATTTGTTAGTTTAAGCATTTATTGCAGACCTTGTTTAGTCTACTACACTTCATAAGCTTGTGGAACTTCTTCCACGCCTTTCTAATTTTTTTCTCCATTGTTACTATTTCCTATATTGTACTTAGGACATAGTTGCCATTGTGTTTTTTCCTTAAACGGAATTACTTTAATCTGCCTTAACGGTGCAATATCCTTAGCTTGATCGGCGGTAACGAAAGTTACAAGTCCCCAATCTGCCAGCAATGTAGCAATTGTATTCCTACGCTGGATATCGTTCAACATTAAGTTAGAAGGTTTCCCATCTAATAAGAATAACTCTTTAAAATGCACAATAAAGTATCTACCTTGTTTGTGCAATATATGACATGATTGGTATAGCTTTTGATCTTTCCTAGACGCTACTCCAATTCGGGTTAATGTTTCTCTAATTTTGAGAAAGTCATCTGGTTCGTTGAGAGTAATCTCCAACATAGATGCTGGAGTCCACTGGACTTCAATACTATTTTCGTTTTCCACCTTTATACATCCTTATTTTCAATTCGTTAATTTGTGCGTCATTTAATAATGACAGTACAGATTTAGCTTTTTCATTACTATATCCATAATATTCTTTTATAAATTCCAAGTTCTCTATGTTAATAGGCTTTGCCCATTTAGAGAATCTCTTCTTCTTCTTAACTATATTTATAAAAAAATCAAATTGAAGACGGTGATCTATATGGTGATTCAAGTTCATTTCATTTGCGAAAAGAATCGTGTCGGGAAAATACGAAAGTCCTCGATTGACCATAAATGACGTGTATGCTTTTTCAGCCACATCATCAACCATTATATCCTTTTTAGTTGTATTAATCGCGTTTAGATAATCGAAGGGGCTCATCGAAATGAAACCCCCGCCATTACCTCAGTGAGACAAGCAACAGTATTTAATTCATGATCAGCAACAAAAGAATTTTTGTATTGATAGTCTGCTAGAATAAGTACCAATTGAGGTATACTCTGAGGATCAATATAATCATTCATGTTATCATAAATTTTACGATAAATTGCTGCAGGTTCAGAATCGATATTGTTACTTACCCACTGACGCATACCTTTAAAGTTCTTCTCTTTCAAATGAATCATAAGATCATTGAGAGACACCTCCGATAAAGATACTAAGATGCCTGTGTCAATAGTACCGCTACTACTGTAACGCTGCAGTTCATTAAGAACCTTGCGCCAATCAGGCATATGTTTCATAATAAGTTCAGCGACTACCTTCTCATCATAAGTAATACCCTCATCCTTAAGGATACTAGTACATCTTTTGAGAAATTGTCCACAAAGTGGCGCTGAATCTTTCTTTGAAACGTTAAACTCAATTGTAGTACAACGAGAATGCAATGGTTCAATGATTCGATTCTTAAAATTGCATGTCAATATAAATCGACAGTTATTAGAGAACTCCTCAATGAAACCACGCAATGCGGGTTGTGTTGATTGAGCATTAAGATAATCTGCTTCGTCAAGGATAACTACTTTGTAGCCGCCTTGTAACGAAACAGTAGATGCAAATTGTTTAATCTTATTTCGAAGCGTATCAATGCCAGACTCTTCGGATCCATTGATCAAAAGAAAATCTAGGTCAAGTTCATTACACAGAGCTTTCGCGACTGTTGTTTTACCTAAGCCGGCTGTCCCGGTAAGAAGCATATTGTGTAGGTCACCTCCTCTAACAATATCTTCAAAGGTTTTCTTGATTGATTTAGGCAAAATACAATCTTGAATTTTCTGTGGTCGATATTTTTCAACCCAAAGAAATTCTGACATTATAGTACCTCCCAACCAAGAACTGTATCTAGTCTAAAAGAACGCCATGCGTCTTTATCCAAAGACCAAGCAGCGATGTGTTCAGTGCTTGGATCTATGTTTTCGACAACGGTTTTAATACCATTAGCTTCTAGAACAATCGGGTTGAGAGAACAGGGCATGACTCGTATTTCATCTGAGTCGATTTTTTGAAAGGTTACTGTTACAGTACCTCTTTTAAGTGCTTCGATTAAGCGCGACGTTTCATTGCGATCCATAATATATCCTTCATAATAAAATTAATAAAATACGGGGGAGCTACCCCCGAATTAAGCTAAGACAATTTAAGCTTCTTCAGCTTGAACTGTTTCAGGTAGATCGGCGCCTTCTGGTACCATACCTTCTGGAGCATCTTGCCCTTGAGCTTCAGACGCAGCATTTAGAAACGCTACAGTCTTATTTCTTAGGCCTCCAACAGATTCCATTTCCTGTCCTTCGAAACCACCTCTTTTAGAACAGATATCGATAATCTGTACGAAAGTTGCGATGTCTTGTAGAGACAGTTGTGGAGCCTGTTGCTCCTCTTGTGCACCTTCAGGTGCTTTTACTTCTTCAGTCATTTGTTTCTCCTTTGCA